GAAGCTCTAATCTCTTCTGCGTAGTCGTGGACTTTATCCATCAAGCCTACTGTTTCTCCACCTAACTTATTGAAGATTGCTGATAAGATTTCAGAGCTTTGTATAAACTTGATGAACTTTCCAACCATATCAAAGAAGATTGTTCCTAAATCTTGAAACAATTGAAATGATGTTTTTAGACCAGCTAGGATATCATCCCCAAACTTGTCTAAGAACTCTTGGACTGCAACTACACCTTTGCCGAAAGCTTCAGTCAATAGGGGAAGAATATCTTGAGCTAACTTTGATATCAAAGGCAAAACACCTGAAACAGCTGGAAGGAGTTCTTAACCCATTTCCAAACCTGTTTGTCTAAGTTCTGCTTTTAGTCTTCTAGTAGTGTTAGCAAAAGAATCTTGTGTATTATCTAAGTCTCCTATAGCATCTGAAGAAGCTTCAGTTATCAAAGCCACAGTTGCGTGAGCTTTTTCTAAGTTTGTTAGTTCTTTGACAGAGGACTTGTTTGTCATCTCCAAAGCTTTTTGCTGAACATCAGTCTCTTTGATAACAATACCTAGAGACTTCAGAGCTTCTCTTTCCCCAGTCAAAGCTGAGGTCATAGCTCTAACAGCCTGTTCAGCTGGAAGGTTTTTCAAAGAACCTATATCACCAGCAAGAGATGCAATAGTTTTTGAAAGCTCTGCTGATTCCTCAGCTGTAGCTCCCATTGCGTTCGTAACACCACCTGTGAAGGATAAAAGCTGTTGAAGTTCAGAAGATGTGAAACCTGCTTTGTTTGCAAAGTCATCAACGAAAGAACCAAGTGATTTTTCTGCTTCTTTGAATGTGACTTGAAAAGCGTTTGCACTTTCCTCAGCATCAGAACCTAACTCAAGAAGTTTGCCTCCAGCTACAGCAACACCAGCTCCTAAAGCAGTAGCTCCTTTGAGAGCTACACCCATTCCTTTTCCAAGACCTTTCATTCCTGCACTAGCTACATCTCCAACTCCTTTGAGTTTGTTGAGCTGTGATTGTGCAGATTTTATTCCACGCTGTAGCAACTCTGTATTGAGTGCTAATGAAATCTGAATAGGCGTTCTGCCTTTTTTAGCCATTTCTTCTAATCCTTATGATGTCTGATAATTGTTTGGAATATTCCTGAAGTTCTCCATAGCTAAATAGTTCTAACTCGTATGGTTTTATTCCATAGAAATGAGTTAGGGCTGGAAGACTCTCTCTCCATTCAGCCCTTAGGCTTTTGGGATATCATCTACCTCTTCTTGTGTCTTGACTGAATTTATTGTGAGCTTTGCAAGAATATCGTTGTATTTAACATTCTTATCTTCTCTTTTAGCCAAAATAAAAGTCAAAGCTCCAAGAACTTCCATATCAAGCATTGATGCCTGACCGATAGCCTCCATTGCTCCTAGACCTGTGAGCTTCTTGATTTCTTTCCACTCAAGTCCAGTGATATCTGAATAGTCCATCAGATATTGATTATCTCCAACAACAATTACTGGATATTCATTTTGTTCTGACATATTGTCCTCTAATTCAATTTAGAAGGAAGGATTGATGCATTAGCTTTGCCATACAATCTTCCAACTAATTTATCTAATTGTCTTATATATTCTTTTTGCATTTCAGGAAGTCTGTCGCCAACTTTTGGATATATAAAATATCCTTCTTTTTTCACAGGCTTCCAAAGTTTTCTTTTTAGTGGATTCTTAACTCTTATGGTTAACTCAGCTCCAAGACCAACAGTCTTTTTGCCTACTGATTTTCTAATTGTTGAGCCATATGGGTTATAGCCACCGAATTCAACCAATCTTGCATATGGATGTTTTTTAGGTGTTCCAACTCGAACAACAACACCCTGCTTGAGTCTTGCTGAACGAACAGAACCAGCTAATGCACCTGAGTCTTTTGGCAAAGCACTCCTAATGTCACTAACTAAAAGCTGTCCAAAGTTTTGATTGAATTGTTTATAAAGGTCAGTTGCTTCTTTACCCAAATTATCGATTAGTTTGACTTGATATGCAATATCAACTCCAGCAACTTCAATAAGTGCTTCTAATCCTTTTATTTGTCCTTTGAGTCTTGACCTCTTACTCACTAGCTAATAGTGCCACGAGTGATTGCACCTGAAACTAAAAGGCTTGCACTAAATGAAACCTTGTCAGTTGCAGAGCTGTCGATTGTATAGTTTGTGATTAATGCTGAACCTGTATATTTTGGAAGACCACTTGTGTCATTAGGTCTAAAATCAAAAGTTACAGTAGCACCATCAAACATTCCTTGAATCGCATTATCTGCTGTAGCATCAAAGCTACCTGAGATATCAATAGTAAATCCTTGTACTCCAGCTATATATGCTTCATTTGCATCTCCAAAGGAAGTTACAGTTAAAGTATTCACATCACGACTAAGTGACATTGAATCTACATAACTAGTGAGAGCAGTCGAA